TCTTTCCTTCCCACGAGTAATATACTTGTTGTTTGGTTCCCTCGTACCCACACTCTGATATACCCACCTGTTCCTTCAGTGCGTCTATAGAGTTGACACAGTTGATGCCATACATCTCTTCAACCACGTTTGAATTCTGCATTGCATAGACTGCGTTGGGATTCTTGCCGTTGAGTTCTGTTAACGGATACATCTGTTCCGTGTGAATACAAATTACCACATCAACATCAATCTTGTTTAGATTCTCAAACTCAAATGGGATGTCCATGTTCCAATGTCGGATGTTTACAAACTTCTCTTGGGCGTAATATTTGTGGAATGACTTGGACAGAGTAATACTTTCCTCATCCATATCGACTAGGTGTATCTGACCTACATCTAAATTCTCACATAGAAGAGGAACCATAGGAACACCCAACCAAGAATTCAGTATTAATATTCTGAGGTTTCCTTGTTTGGTATAATATTCTTCTAAGTATTTTTTAAGTTCTTCAACCAACCAGATTGAGGCCTCCATATTATTTTCTTGTAGAGACTGCCTAAAATCTGTTAGTTTATGGGGCATTTTGTTTTCTATAATATGTAACGCTTCACCCCAGTGTTTCAAATTATTCAAAAAATTAAAATTTAACATCTTCACCTTTTCCCATTGAGTCGAAAATACAAATGTATGGTAGTTCCCTGTAGGTATGTTTTTCTATGTCGTGTGGAAATATATAGCCTTGGTTAAAACTATACACCCAACCGATAGGAAACAATTTGATTTTGGTTATTCTTCTGTTGTAGAAGAAGTTGTCAAGACCACGATAGTACCATAGTATTTGTTTTCGATGTTTATTAAAGTATTCTGTAATCTCTTCCGTGTTCAACTCATCATTCCACCTAAGAACCGAAGAGTTTAGATCGGTATATTTATGCGGAATGTGTCTAGTGTTTTTATAAGAAGATTCTAAGTCGTGCCACCATGTCTTCACGAAACAAAGATTATCTTCTGGTTCGTAGTTCACAATTGAGTCTATGTTTTGTTGTAGTATAGTATCGATGTCAAAGAACATCTTCTCTCCCTTCTGGGAGACAATACTAGTATCAAAGAGATACATCTTGTTCCACCACTTAGCCAGTTTGTTTCCGCCCGGCAAAGCTAACGGGGTAATGTTCTCATCCAATCCTTTTGGATTTTCTGTCAGACAAAAGAAATTAAAGTCGCAAGTCACAAACTCTAGACACGCTTCATAGATTTTGTTTACATGTTGGTGATTGTATTTCTCACCCCATTTTACCGTGTAAATATTCATTACCATTGGTGGACATTTCCTGCAATTATAAAGAAACATGTAATAAAATTTACGAGTACCACGACAGTTCTAATCATTGCAATCTTATCTGCCTCGATGTCGGTGTTTCCTTCCTTCTCACCCAGACTCTTGGCCCACAATCTCCAGTACGTTTTCATCTCCAATGCTCCAATAGTTTAGGATCTGCGAGTTCATCCTGTTTTATAGTACCTCTACTTTCATCTTCAAATGGTAATAGGTCAACATTGAATACGCAGAGTATACAGTTCGGTCTGTATATACCAATATTTAAATCATCTTCATCCCATGACCGCCCTCTATTATATGAGTACGCCATGTGCGAGGGGAAGTTGTCCCAAAGTTTTGCACCATACTCTCCCCATCTCCAAGAGTGGTAATTATCCGTGCCGTCTGTGAAGGTAAACCAAATCTTTTCTTGATTTTTTAGAACATCATTCCAGATAGGTTCTGCCTGATCATCACTCCACACTTGACAACTGCCATTCGTGTATGCACCATGAGACAGTTTGAATTGTCTGGTCTTCATTGGTCTAGGGTCTTGCCACCAAGACCGCATCTTAGTTGGTTGTTCGGTGTTGTACGTTAAGAGAGGCGTGATATCACCTTGGATTATTATATCCAAATCAAAGAAGATGAAACGTCCAGTTGGTTTATCTGCGGCAAAATTGTGCGTGTTAAACACGAAGGTTTTTGGTCTATCCCAACAACGCGCCATGCCATACTTAAAGTCATCTGCGCCGAACCAGTATTTTGGGTGGATGTTAGGGATGTCTGGGAATGGGATAACTTTAATATCGGGGTCAAATCCCTCAGCATTGTCGGTATAACAGTAGAAATGGAAATCCATTGTCGTGGGTGTATTGCGTTTAGACATGTTATAAAGGCGATTAACAAAATGTGGGCCGTACTTGTCTCCCCATTTAGCACATACTACATTAACTCGCATGGCAACCACCACACTTTTTATTACAAATATTCAAAGGATTCCTCTTTAAACTTTCACTTATATTTTCAAAGTCATTATTATATATAACCTCGCCCACGGTGAAATGGATTAAATTATTGTACTTACTATTGTATGTGTAGTCGATGGGGTGGTATGGCAATACCCTATTCTCTAATACATCTCTAGCAGTCCAAGCGCATGGGTATGCACCACCGTCAGAACTAATATAGAAGTAACCACTCTTTCGAGCATCACACCACACTGGTTCTGCTTTTTTCGCCTTGGGTTTTGGTCTCCTTACCTCATCTTTCTTCTTAAATATTTTCAGTGTTTCTAAGTCAACTGGGATATCACTTGCTATCGTTTTCCTTATAACTGGCATATTCTCAGAGAGTTGAGGATGATCTATATATTCGATATCGTCAACCCATTCTGGTTTGAGATAACTTTTATCATACGTCTGAACATGCACCGTGACATTTTTCTTGCGAAAATATTTGCAGATGTCTTCAAACCAAAGCGCCTTGGTCGGGTCACTTATTTCACACATCAATGTCACCCAACTCACACCGTATCTATCGAATATCTTTTTGATAGATGATAAAGTGTGTTCGTGACCAGTTACGAAGATGTCATTGTATTCGTCATCCGTATCATTTCTTGAACTACTGAGTTGAATTAACGCTCCTTCCGGTGAGCCATCTTCATACAATCCCTTGTACATGTCACTGTATTGTTCACCATGCATTTGAAAATACTTTACTAGGGTATCATCATCCGATGTCTTGTCCTGTTTTAAAATGTTTAACAGGTCATTTTTTGGTATGATGTTATATAGTCTTTCAAATACCGCCTCGTAATCCTGTTTGTAAAAGAGTTCTTTGAGATTATCGATGTAGTATCTTTTATATAATTGTTGTGTATCCTCATTACTCGCGTCCCAGAACAATCGCTGCATACCATAGAGTTTCACATTGTTCATAAACTCGTCTTTGAGTTTTGGTAGAACATTCTTGTGCCACAGTCTCCGATACAATGCAAAACATTGGTAGTTAGTAATGTTCCAAAAATATCTCACTGGGCCATGAACAACCTGTTCGGCCGAAACAACCGCATGTTGTCTAGCAATATATCTTTCTTTGTAGAAGTTGTATATACCATCCACATTCTTGTTCCAGTACAAGGATTGACTGCCATTGATAAGAAGTGTGTCCTCTGGGAAGTCTGCTAAAAACTTCTTATGCATGGAAATCATATCACCAGTATCATATATCTCCTTGATTGTATTCCTATGTTCTGGTTTTATCTGTCGAATGAAAGTCAGGTCAGATATTTCTTTCTCTATCTCTGGAAAGGCTTCTTTTATTTGTGACACTGTGCCTTCAAAGAGCAAATCTAGTTCGGGAAAATACTCAATCATCTTATCGGCAAGAGATACCAAGTCGTTCTCTTCTATCATGGAACGAATGCCATTCACAATATTCGCATCCATATAATTCTTTTCTAGGGTATCATCCGACATGGAATCAAACTTAGACCAGTTTTTGATATTGTTAAACGAGTTGTTGTACTGTTCCCAATCACTTTTAATCTTGGGGTTATCTTTCTTAAACTTCTCTTCAAGGATATTAAATACAACTTTGTGCATCTTGTAGACGAATCTATACGTGTAGAATTCATAGATACCATCGGCATCTTTATTCCAATACAATGATTCATCTCCACTGAGTAACAATGGGTCTGTTGGGAAGTCTGCTAAAAACTTCTTATGCATAGAAATCAAATCATTGCTGAATTCATCGATGGTTGATTTGTGTCTAGCCTCAATCTGTTTTACAAATGGGTCGTACTCATTTGCGTTTTCAATCAGGGTATCAATTCTATCCGTGTGTTTATTCTTATCGAAAAAATTGTCGGGAAACTTGGGTAACCAGAGTCTTTCAAATTCTGTTTTGCCATGCCAGTGGATTAAAAGATTGTAGTCTCTCAGTTCGTGTGGTTTGAGGTTGTTCTTATTTTTGCCGCCAATAGAATCTTCAAATATACAAAACTTAGAATTCTCTCTGTATAGATGTTGTGTTACGTCATCTGGATATGTTCTTCCCCT